ATCACGTAACGACTTGGAAGCACGTTGGACATTCAACATACCTAGCCTTACACGTAAGATTGAAGGTGTTAATTCAGGACACTTGATTGAGATAGGTGCTAGACCAAATACTGGTAAGACATCTTTCCACGCAAGTTTAATTGCCGCACCACAAGGTTTTGCACATCAGGGTGCTAACTGTATTATCTTATGTAATGAAGAAGGTTATCATCGTGTTGCCGCACGTTACCTCACTGCCGCTACTGGTATGGATATGATGCAGATAAAGCAGAACCCCTCTAAAGCACGTGACTTATACGCACCTGTTAAAGAACGCATTAAGATTAAAGATGCAACAGGACGTGACATGGCTTGGGTAGAAAGTATATGCAAGTCATATAAGCCTGATATAGTCATCTTAGATATGGGTGATAAGTTTGCTAGGACAGGTGGCTTTGCACGTCCTGACGAGGCTCTAAAAGCTAATGCAGTACACGCTAGACAGATAGCTAAAGAGCATGAATGTGCAATGTTTTATATGTCACAATTATCTGCGGATGCTGAAGGTAAGGTGCTACTAAATCAATCAATGATGGAAGGGTCACGTACAGGTAAAGCAGCCGAAGCAGACTTAATGGTTTTGATTGCTAAGAACCCTGTAGTAGATGGGCAAGATGAGGAAGATACACAACGTCACTTGAATGTAGTTAAAAATAAACTATCTGGATGGCATGGTGTTGTACACTGTGAATTGTTGTATAAGACAGCGAGGTATGAAGCGTAGACATGGAAAAATATACAAAAGATATGATACCAGACTTTAAAGAAGATATTGCATATTACGTTAAAGATATGAAAAGAATTTTAAAGAATGCACCAAAAGAAAATAAAATAAACTGGTTAAGTTACCACAAATTTTTTGAGTTAGACCGAAAAGTGGAAAGGCTACATACTCTTTGCATTTTACTTGAATTAAATTTAGATGTTGAGGTATGGGGTCAGAAGAATTTTGGAGAAGTACTTATAAATAAAACTTATAAATTTAACTTAGTAAAAAAGTATTTTGAAGCACAATACAATGTAAAAAATGGTCCTATAAAAGAAAAGATGCTTAAAAATTATATCATGGATGCCATTGAAGATACAAAACACCCCCTTGATAGGCAACCTTTATAATGCAAGGTGAACTGTTTGATATAGTTGAACAAATATGTGAAGATGGAATTGTTTGTATAAAGTGCGACATATTACAACCCATTGAAAACTTTCAAAAAATGAACTATACTAAAACTAAGAATGCAGAGATAAAGCGCACGTGTAAGTCTTGTGCTTCTGGTAATAAAAAAGTAATAGAAGAACTAAGACTAACTAATCCATACCCATATAAAGACTACTCTTGTGCTATATGTGAAAGAACTATAGAAGAGGTGAATAAACATAATCAGAAGCTACTAGGAACATGGGTACTTGACCACTGCCATGATACAAATACCTTCAGAGGTTATTTATGTAAGCATTGTAATACTGGTTTGGGTGGGTTCAAAGATAGCTTAGATACAGTAAAAAAAGCGGTGCGTTATCTTGAAAAACATAAGGAGAGATTAAATGAAACTAACACTTGATGTTGAAAACACCGTTACTGAGCGTGATGGTAAAATGCATCTTGACCCTTTTGAATCAGGTAATTCACTTACTATGGTAGGTATGTTATCAGATACTGGTGAGGAAAGAATTGTTACTTTTGACCACAGTGAAGTTGAACCAGATTTAAATGGGCATGATACTGTTCAAGAGTGGCTTGATAAGGCTACTGTTCTTATAGGACACAACATTGCTTATGATTTAGTTTGGTTGTGGGAATCAGGTTTTAAATATGACGGTGCTGTATTTGATACTATGCTTGCTGAGTATGTTATACAACGTGGAGTTAAGTTACCTCTATCGTTGGAGCAGTGTGCAGAAAGATATGAATTAGAAACTAAAAAGCAGGATACTCTTAAAGCATATTTCAAAGCAGGATACTCTACACGAAACATACCACATGATGAGTTGTCAGATTACTTGAGTGCAGATTTACATGCTACACAACAGCTATCAGATAAACTTAATATTAAGCTAAATACTAAAGAGCATTCTAGCTTGATGAATACAGTTATTCTTACAAATGAGTTATCTGTTTGTCTAGCTAAAATATATCAAAGGGGTATGGCAGTTGATTTAAAAGGACTAGATACTGTTCGTCAAGAGTTTCAGACAGAGAAGAGTAATCTTCTTACTGATTTAGATAAGCATGTTAAGAACCTGATGGGTGATACACCTATTAATCTAAATAGCCCAGAGCAGTTAGGTTGGGTTATCTATGGTAGAAAGGTTTTAGACAAAACTGAATGGGCAAATCGTATTGACCCATACATGAGTGATTCTGATTTCCGTACTGCAATTAATATTGGAACAGAGCAGTTGTATAAAACAAAAGCAGTTCAGTGTCCTGACTGTGAAGGAAAAGGCTTTGTACATAAAATAAAAAAGAATGGTACACCATATGCTAAAGCTACATCCTGTAAAACCTGTAATAAGTTAGGGTATCTTTTCAGACCTACAGAAGAAAAAGCAGGGTTAAGATTTAAACCACCTACACCTAAATGGGCTAGTGCCAATGGTTTTAGTACTAGTAAAGCTAACCTTGCTCTGTTGCAGAGTGCCGCTAAAAGTAAAGGCATGGATGATGCATCAGATTTTCTTGGGAAGGTTATTCGTCTAAGCGCATTAGATACCTATCTCTCATCTTTTGTTGAGGGTATACAAACTTACACAAAAGAAGATGGTAAGTTACACGTTAGTTTGATGCAACACAGAACTTCAACAGGTAGGCTATCAGGGGCTAATCCTAATATGCAAAACATGCCAAGAGGTGGTACGTTTCCTGTTAAAAGAGTGTTTGTATCAAGATTTGAAAATGGTAAAATAATGGAAGCTGACTTTGCACAACTAGAGTTTCGTGTAGCGGCATTCCTATCACAAGATGGAGTAGCAATTGAAGAAGTTAAAACAGGTTTTGATGTTCATAGTTACACTGCCCAAGTTATTAGTGACGCAGGGCAGAAGACTAATCGCCAAGAAGCAAAAGCACATACATTCGCGCCACTTTACGGAGCAACGGGATTTGGACGCACGGCTGCTGAAGCTACATATTATGAACACTTCAATGAAAAGTACAAAGGAGTATCACTATGGCACTCCCGATTGGCTAAAGAGGCTGTCACCACGCAGAAAATAAAAACACCATCAGGTCGTGAGTTTTCGTTTCCTGACATATCACGAAGAGCAAATGGTTCTGTATCCCACTTTACAATGATAAAGAATTATCCTGTACAATCTTTTGCTACAGCAGATATAGTGCCTATTGTTTTACTACACATTGAGAAGTATTTAGCAAACATGAAATCATGTATTGTTAATTCAGTACATGACAGTTTAGTTATTGATATACATCCAGAAGAGGAGAAGCAAGTTTTATATATAATAAATGAAACAAACAAAGAGTTACCTAATCTAATTAAACTTAGATGGGGAATAGAGTTTAATGTACCATTACTATTAGAATCAAAAATAGGTAAAAATTGGCTTGACACGAAGGATGTAAGCTGATATAACTACCATTCTATTTTCAGAAAAGGAAAGATAAAAGATGAGTAACATCACAACTATTAATACAGCTAATTATGCTGACATGGCAAAAGCAATGGGTGTATCAGTAACTACTACTGCAACACCTGAAGAAAGATTATCTTTGCCAAGACTACGAATATCCCACCAACCTGTAATGGGTATAAAGAGCATTGATGGTGAAGACATTAATGTTGAAGTTGTAAAAGGTGGTGCATTTAGACTAGAAGGTGGCACGTTTAAGTTAGAGGGCGATAACAATACTATTTATAGTACATCCATAACTATAAGACCTTTCTTACAGAGATACATGTATAAAAGATTTATTAAGGGTACAGATACTATTCCTAATAAATATGTAAAGACCATCATGGCTGATAATTTAAATATTGATTTAAAAGATACAGATGGTGGCTTTAACTGTGGCAAACCTGCTGGTTATATAAAGGATTGGCAAGCACTACCAAAGAACATGCAAGAACTTATACGTAGCATAAAACGTGTTCGCGTTGTTATCGGTATGGTTTCAATGGAAAATGCTAAAGACGAAAAGGGTAATAAAGTATCTGTAGATGATAGCCCATTTATATGGGAAATAGATAATCGTGAAGCATACAAAGCAGTAGGTGATGCGTTTAATACACTAGGTAAACACAAGCGTCTTCCTCTACAGCATAAAATGGTTGTGAATACAGAGGAAAGACAAATACCATCTGGTGCAAAATACTATGTTCCATCTGTATCCATTAATTTAACTGATACACTTGAGATAACTCAAGATGACCAAGAAATGTTTGGTAGCTTCATGCAATGGATAGATAATTATAATTCATACGTTTCAAATAAGTGGTCTGAAAATGTCAATAGCAAAATGAACGAAGATGATGTAGATGTTATTGACGTTTTAGTAGAAGAATCTGACATTGAAGTTGAGGTAGCTTAATGGAACATCCTGCTGAACTAGCTGTACATCAGTACATGGAAAATGCTGTAAAAGGTGATTCTACCATGTCTGATGAGACTATAGAGCAAGTAGCTACAGATGTGGCAGAGGCTCTTAAAAAGCAGTTTGGTAGTGGTAAAAGCAGGGGTGACTTTACATTACGTATGTCTAATGTAGGTCGCCCTTCTTGCCAACTTTGGTATGATAAAAACAAACCTGAAGTTGCTGTACCGTTACCTACTACGTTTATAATGAATATGATGATAGGAGATATAGTAGAAGCTGTTTTCAAGGGTATTCTAAAAGAAGCAGGTGTAAAGTATGAAGATTCCGATAGCGTTAAACTTGAGTTGGATAACACATCCATTAATGGAACATATGATATTGTTATTGATGGTGCTGTTGATGACATAAAGTCTGCATCTGATTGGTCATACAAATATAAGTTTGAATCTTTTGATACATTAAAAAATGGTGATTCATTCGGTTATGTTGCACAGTTAGCAGGTTATGCTAAAGCCGCAGGTAAACGTGCAGGTGGTTGGTGGGTAGTAAACAAAGCTACGGGAGCATTTAAATATGTACGTGCTAAGTGGCTAAACGTAGATGAGGAAATACAAAAGATACAAGACAAGCATGACAAACTTAAAGAAAATAAGTTTGATAGATGTTTTGAACCTGTAGAAGAAACTTTTTATAAGAAAAAAACAGGTAATAAAATACTTAATAATGGATGTAAGTTTTGTTCATACCGATTTGATTGTTGGCCTAGCTTACAAGAAATACCTAGCGTTACTTCAAAAGCAAAAGAACCTGCAATAGTACAATATGTAGAATTAAACAATGCTAAATCATAAATCTTTTCGTATGGCACGTAAACATGGTTACAGAAGCGGTATTGAGCATCAAACTGCTGAATATTTAGAGAAACACAACATTACATACCGTTATGAGAAAGTAAAAATAGAATGGGAAGACTTAGCTTATAGAACATATACGCCTGACTTTGTTTTACAAAATGGTATAATAATAGAAACTAAGGGTAGATTTACTTCAGCAGATAGACGCAAGCATATCGCAATAAAAAAACAACACCCTAAACTAGATATACGTTTTGTTTTCACTAACAGCCGTAGCAAATTATATAAAGGTGCAAAATCATCTTATGGAGATTGGTGTACTAAGAACGGCTTTAGATATTATGACAGAATAATACCTGAAGATTGGCTTAAAGAAAAAGGAAAAGATAAACATCCTATCTTTATACCATTTCAACATAAGATAAAAATTAAAAGGAAAACAAAATGATAGACGAACAAATTATTGATTCTTTAAAGAAGGAAGACATAGTTATATGTATAAGACCAACTGTAGTTAATGAGCAGGAATGGTCTGGTGATGTAGCTATTTCTATTATGGCAGGTAGAAATAATCCACTAAATGATGAAGACTATTACAGTATTTTACATTTTGCTAAAATGGTATGTGCAAGTGTACCTTTAATGGAAAAGTCAGAAGAATTACGCGAATTAGTTCATAACTATGCTCTAACAGAAAGCGAATCTGATGAGTTAGATATTGCTGTTGAATTGGATGAATCTGACAGAGGAAAAGTACTTGACAGAAGTGATAATGTCATTACATTATCTTTTAGTAGCAGTACAAAAGGGAGTGCATAATGAATGACCAGATTAGACATGAGGAGTATATGAAACAAGCAATGGCACAGTCAGATGTAATTACAAATCCACCACACTATGAGCGTTGGGAAGTAGAACCTGTTACTTTTATTATGAAAAACGACATGCCCTTCTGGATGGGTAATGTTATAAAATATGTATCAAGAGCAGGAGCAAAAGAAAACACAGATGAAATAACAGATTTAAATAAAGCAAAGAGGTATATTGATATGCGTATTAATCAATTAGAGGGTCGTGAGCCAAATGCGAGTTAAAGTTTTTATCACAATTGATATTGACCCAGATGAGTATCCAGTTCCTGCAGATGAAAATGTTGCAGAAGAAATTGAAGATGGTATACGAGAATATTTCTACGATGTGGAAGGAACTAAAATAAAAAGTATGAAAACTATACAGGAGTGAGAGATGAATAACTATTTACCTACCGACTACCAAAATTTCATAGCGTTATCACGTTACGCTAGGTGGAAAGAGGATGAACAAAGACGTGAGAATTGGGGCGAGACAGTAGCAAGATACTTTGACTACATGACTAAGCATCTAAAAGATACATGTAACTTCACACTAGAAGATAAGTTACGTGGTGAGTTAGAGGAAGCAGTGCTTGAGCAACGTGTGATGCCAAGCATGAGGGCTTTGATGACATCAGGTCCTGCGTTAGACAGATGCCACGTAGGTGGTTACAACTGTTCTTACGTACCTGTAGACAATCCTAGAGCATTTGATGAGACAATGTACATCTTAATGTGTGGCACTGGTGTAGGCTTCTCTGTGGAGCGTAGTAATGTAGACAAGTTACCTGTAGTTAATGAAGAGTTTCATACTACAGATACAGTAATCAAGGTAGGTGATAGCAGACCGGGCTGGGCAAAGTCTTTGAAAGAACTTATAGCTATGCTTTACTCAGGTCAGATACCTAAGTTTGATGTATCAGAGGTACGTCCTGCAGGTGCAAGGTTGAAGACATTTGGTGGTAGAGCATCAGGACCACAACCTTTGATAGAGTTGTTTGAGTTTTGTATTGAGAAGTTCAAGGGTGCATCAGGACGTAGGCTATATCCTATTGAGTGTCACGACATCATGTGTAAGATTGGTGAGGTTGTAGTTGTAGGTGGTGTCAGACGTAGTGCATTGATTTCATTGTCTAATCTTAATGATGACCAGATGGCACATGCTAAGTCAGGTCAGTGGTGGGAGAATGAAGGACAACGTGCGTTAGCTAATAACTCTGTTGCCTACAAAGAGAAGCCACAGATGGGAACATTCATGCGTGAGTGGGTATCATTATATGAATCTAAGTCAGGTGAGCGTGGCATCTTTAATCGTGCGTCAGCTATCAAACAAGCCTCTAAGAATGGTAGACGTGATACTGGTCATGCTTTCGGATGTAACCCATGCAGTGAGATTATCCTACGTCCATATCAGTTCTGTAACTTGTCAGAGGTAGTAGCACGTGTATCCGATAATATGGAATCATTACGTAAGAAGGTACGCATTGCTACAATACTTGGTACATTCCAAGCTACAATGACTGACTTCAAATACTTGCGTAAGATATGGAAGACAAACACAGAACAAGAAAGGTTACTAGGTGTGTCACTCACTGGTATCATGGATAATCAGATACTGTCAGGTAAGAGTGCTACGTATGGTACAAACATTGGTTCATTGCTTGAAGAGTTAAAGGCAGTAGCTGTAGAAACAAACGCTATCTTTGCTGAACAGCTAGGCATTGAACAGTCTGCCGCTATCACTTGTGTTAAGCCTAGTGGTACAGTCAGTCAATTAGTTGACAGTGCATCAGGCATTCATGCTAGGCATAACCCATACTACATACGTACTGTACGTGGTGATAACAAAGACCCACTAACACAGTTCTTAGTATCACAAGGTATTCCTGCAGAGCCTGACGTAATGAAGCCTGATAGCACTACAGTGTTTAGCTTTCCAATGCAGTCACCATCTGGTGCAGTAACACGTACTGGTATGACAGCTATTGAACAGCTTGACTTGTGGCTGTTGT